TCAGCACTAACTGCGGCGAAACCAGCAACAACATTTTCAAAAATATCTCTAGGAATAGAAGCAAACTCATCGCTGATAATATCATTGGCTCTTTGACCTCTAATTTTTTGACCATCACCTAATGGTAAACAGGTGATTGTGCTTTCATTTAATCTCATAACGCATCTATCAGTATCTCTACGCGGACCACTATCGGAGTCACATATATCTCTTAGCATTGGAGAATTACGCCATATAGTCTCCATGTATTCAAATAAAACTTTGGACTGTCTAAATGCAGCGCCAACAACAACAATCTTTCTACGGGGCAATATCAAGCCCCTAAGCATAGCATAGAGAGACAACATGAAAGATTTACCAAATCCACGGCTAGCTATAAGCATTGGAAATTTTCTATTCCAAACTTCATCTAAGACTAAAGCTTGTGATGGAAGTAGTTGAACATTTAAAATTTCATGACAGAAAAATGATAAATACTCTGGCCTTGTCATCAACCAAGCAAGTTTCAAGTGAAAGTCTTCTTCACTTGGTTTTAATAAACTCATAGGATTGAATATATCGGACTCTACAGTATCTAATCCTAACCATGCTTCGTTTATTTTTTTGAGTTCGCTCATTCTTGTTTATTCCAATCCGTCATGATAGCATCTGCGAATCCATAATAAATAGCTTCTTCAGCATTTAGATACCAATCGCCAGATTTTAATCTTCTAATCAAAAATTGTCGCACTTGTGATTCTGTTGGTTTTTTATTGAATTTATCCTTGAAAAATTGTCCTTCTACACATCTTTTAGCATAAATTCTAAACATAATATCCGCTGTTCTTTTTTCGTAATCTGCTTGACTCATTGCGCTTAAATAATCAGTATTTATATCACTAGAACCATAGTGGCTCATAAAATGTGCGTTTGGAGTCATGTATCTATAATCAGCAGCCTGTAATATAATACTACTCATAGATTCTGCTTGACCGTATACTATAATACTAACATAAGATCTACACATTGATATTGCGTCAAAAATAGCCATGCCATCAGACCACTCGCCTCCAACGCTTTGCATATGTATAATTATAGGGTTATTGTTTCTTATATCTAATGCTCGTAAATTTTTAATGAATGTGTTGGACATTCGATATTCAACGCCGGGGTTCTGATTATCCTCTGTATGATAATGGTTGTGTAGGAATATTTCTCTAGTATTTATGTTGGCACCGTAATCATGAAAATCTTTCAGTAATTCTGGTTCCATATTAGTCTTTCCTTCCAATTGTGTACATTTCATTAATACGTTTAAGGATGCTGCTAACCGTTATAAATGCGTTTAATTTATTACCGCAAAATAATACATGAACATTATTGTATATTTGAAATTCAACTAAACATTTTAACATATACTTACCTGTTATCTTAACGGATGCTTTATTTTTAATTGGTATCCGTGTTTCTTCTGGAAATTTAATTAAGTCTTCAGCAGAAAATTCTAGAACAATAAACTTGTGTGGAATAGTTGACATTCGCTCTATTTCGTTTAAAAATGCATATTTTTTAGAACCTAAGTTCATTGCTAATTCTTCAACACAGCCTTTTCTTTCTATGCATAGTTTATCTTCTAATCCCTTAATAGAATAATCTCCGGTATCTAATTTTTCTTGTACCATGCCAGCACAAGGGCTATACTCCTTAAAGAAGTATCCGTCTTGTTCTCTGGTATCTTTAACAACGGTAAATGATGGTGCTACTTTATAAGCCATGTATTATTTCTATGAATAAGGATTCGTAATGACATTCTTTTCCTTTTATGGATTTATGGCACTGCTCACAAAGAGTAATACCATTCGATACTTCATATCTTAGTGATGATGCCTGTGACCAAGTTCTTATGTGGTGTACTTGTAATTTTTTTCTAGATTTACATCCGGGCATTCTACATCGATTCTTATCTCTAGCTCTTATTTGTTTTCTAAAATCTTCGTATGCTGGGTCTTTAAAGTTTCTTCTCATAAACAGTATACTTTATCTATTCTAGATTCTCTACGTATTTTTCTACATATTATGCGCATATCTACTGATGGATCTTGATCTAGAAGTATTTTTATTAATCCGTAAATAGCATCTCCGCAAGCATCGTCTGGGTCTGCTGCTGTTACGAAAACTGTAGGAAATGGCGAATTATATGCCCTTAAGTGTAAATGTCTAATTAATGGATATATGTTAGAAATGTCTAACATTACTCTGTAGTTTTTCATTTAATTTATCGTCTAGCATTAGTTTCACCAATTGTTCTAGATTATACTCTGGAATCCATCCAAGTTTTTCTCTAGCTTTAGAAGAGTCTCCACGAAGATAATCCACTTCTGCTGGTCTATAGAACTCTGGATCAATAACAACGTAGTTTGACCAATCATATATTCCAACATGCTGAAATGCGTAATTTAAAAATTCTCTAATGGTATATGATTTACCGGTACAAATTACATAATCGTCTGGTAGTCTTTGTTGTAACATAAGCCACATTGCTTTTACATAATCTCCAGCGTAACCCCAATCTCTATAAGCGTCTAAATTTCCTAGTCTTAATTTTGGAAATGAGCCAAGTAATTGATAGTGAATATTATCTTGACCAAAGGATATATTCTCAAGATTATAATTATTAGTCTCAACCCAATCCAAAAATGATACTATCCAATTGGTAATTTTTTTAGTTACGAAGTTATCTCCACGCCTTGGTCCTTCGTGGTTAAACAATATTCCTGCGCTAGCGTGTAAATTATAGGCTTCACGATATAATCTAACGCAGTGATGGGCGGCGCACTTTGAAATAGCATATGGGGATTGTGGTAAAAACTTGGTATTTTCATTTTGATACTTATTGCCATTATTATCCATATCATAAGAACTACCAAACATTTCGCTAGAAGAGGCTTGATAAAATTTTGGCTTTGTTAAACCAGTATCAACCATAGCCTGTAGGATATTCATACAGCCTTTTCCGGTTATATCCCAAGTAAGGGCGGGTTGCTTAAAAGAAGTTCCTACATGCGATTGTGCTGCTAGATTATAGATTTCATCTACTTGTCCGTAATTAGTCAAGATATTAATAACACTACTAACATCGGTAATGTCACCTTCGATTACTTTGAAACTGATATTGTCTTTTAGATGTTGTATTCTTTCGGATGTATCTACGCTGCATCTTCTAGCTACACCAAAGACATTATAATTCTTTGATAATAGTAGATCTGCTAAATGGCTTCCATCCTGTCCAGTTACTCCAAATATAATTGCATTTTTCATAATTTCCTCTTTAGTCCTTAACTGTATCTGGTGTTAAAAATGGTTGATCGATTGTTCCATCTTCGTATTGATGAAATGCACTTAGTCGTTCGCCCTCTTTCTTCATAGCCAGCCTCATCTTCTCCATCTCTATACCGTACTTCTTCATAGTGTCGGGGTCTTGCATTAGGTGAGCTACCCATGAAACGAAGCTTTGTTTGCTATCTTCAAGACGCTTGATGCGCTGCTCTCTGGTTCCTTTCATCTCACGTAACATGGATGCTTTTTTGCTTTGTAGCTCACGATAATCCCGATTTAAACTTTCTTGGCTAGCCCGCAGTGCTGCTATTTGTCGCTCTAGGTTTAAAATATAATCTTGGTCGCGGTCTTCTTTCTCTTTGGCCCGCTCTTCTTTTACCATCTTTTCAAAGATTGTCATATCAGTAATATTATCTTTGTTAGACTTAAGGCAGCGATTCATTAATAGTTCTAACTTGATAACGTCCACCACCTGTAGTTCTTCTGTTGGAAATACGTCATCTTTAAACTGGGCGATAATACGACTCCAGTGATATTTAAATAGTTCCAACTCTTCTTCTGTGAATTGGCTATTGAGTTCATGGTAATATGGACGATCTTCAAGAGAGAATGCCGCCGCCTCTTCGCCCGATATGCCAACTCTAAATTTTCTTTTTACGAAGTTATCAATAGACTCAACATCGCGGTCTAATTTTTTCGCAATGTCTTCCACCGTCATGCTATCAATAAGTCGCGCTATGATTCTCTCTTCTTCTTTGCTAATTCTACCTTTCTTCATAGTTATGCTCCGCTAGCAATTCTTTTATTTTTAGTATTACTTCGTCTCGACGTTTTTTAGGAACATAAACTTCACTTATTATTTTAAGATAATCCCCGCGATAATCACATGGCAAGTATTTGTCAATAATTTTTTGTATTTCTTTAGCGTCTATGTTAATATCAGCATTAGTTGATTCTTCAGGAACATAATCTTCATAAGATAATTGTTTGGGCGATAATATTTTCTTTTTGTCTTCTTCGTTCTTGGTATAGAAGTTGTCGCGGACGAAATTCTTTAAACGATTGCTAAGATGAACGGAAAGGAAGTTTTCTAGGGGGCGATTGCTATCATAACGTTCTAGAGCGTCCATGCATATGATAAAAGCCTCTTGTTTTATATCATCAACTTCGTAACCGGAGAATGTATACTTGGGCGATATTCTATTTACAACAATGTTGATTTGTTTTATAACATCTTCTTTGGTCATATTTTTGGGTATTTTCATGAAGGAGTGTCCCTCAGTTCTAAAATTTTCCAAACATCTCCATCAAAGAATTTTAAGTCTTTGCCATCAAATGATAAACTGCCCTTTTTATCTATAGGATTAGTATTAATATTTAGTTGCAAAGAGTCGGTACACAATCTTTTAGCATCTAGCTTGGATGTTCTAAGAGATAACTGTTTAGAGTATGTTGTTATAACTTCAAGAATAGAGGCTATCAATTCTGGATGAGAAAATAATTCACTAAATGGAATAGACTGAACATTATCATCAAGTCTTCCTAAGAAAGAATTATTGGGAATGTGAACTGGATGAGGTACGTGGGGCGCTATTGAGGTTATAATAGAATTATCATCGCATAATAATTCATTATGATTAGAGGGAAAGTGGGATGTTATTACTAAAGTTTCATTTTCTTGAGCTACAAAATAGTGGGGGCCGTTAAAACTCACTGAAACGTCCGTTCCTATTCCGTGATATAGGGGGCGAATTCTTTTTAAATAACCATTTTCTAGAATTGCTAACCCAACTTCATATTTAGTAATAGATCCTTTATTTAGTTTGATAGCTTTGTAGAAAAATTTAACATTTTCCCCAAATACTGAAAGAAAAGAGTTTACAGAATTTTGATAATTATCTGGACAACCTAATAATTTAAGGTCGTATGAATTAGCAATAGAATCAAAATTTTCAATCGCTAACTGGGGGCTTGTTTTTAGATTCATCATCGTCTTCCTTTAGTAAATCCGACATTGGAAGATCGGGCTTTGATAAATCTGCTAAGACGGATTCATTAAGTGCTGCTGTTGCCCTGCAATCCAATTGTGTTTCAATTATTTGCTTTGTAGTCATATTATAGTCTCCTTATAGGATAATACACACATTACGCTATTAAGACATTTAAGGGTCTAATGATTCAATCTGGGGCGATTGGGGAGGATTGGGTAATACTTAATAATATTTGATGGTTATCGTTTATGAACCACCCCACGATTTTTCCCATCTTTCCCAGTTTAACATTTTGAAGATAAAACCCCCTAGACTACCCATCTTAACATTTGTCGTAAGTCTATATGTACCAACAGTTTAGTGTGTAGCACTCCCGCCCCGCTGGTCGTAAGTCTATATGCCACAACACTTTACGTCAAATATATTGGCAAACGGTATGCCATTCACTAGAGAAAAGAAAGTTTTTATTTGGCATGAAAATATATTTGAAAATATTTGAAGATTTCGCTTGCAATGGTCGATAAATACTGTATAATGAAAGCATAAGAGAAAAGAAGAAAAGGATAAGAAAATGAAGAATACGAAAATGATCATGAATCGGGAAGAACTGAACGAAGTGCTCTACAACAATCCGATTGAAC